AATAAATATATAATATTTATATGTTTTAAAAAAACTTGAAGTATTCATTTTAAAATTATCATTTAATAAATTAGATGTTGACCTAACTACAATACCTTCATTACTATTGCTATTACTATTGCTATTACTATTGCTATTAATATTGCTATTACTATTGCTATTAATATTACTATTACTATTGCTATTTTTATTATCCTCCATTTTAATAAAATATTTTTTTTAAAACTAAGTGTAATATTAAAATAAAAAAAATATAATTTTAAATGGTAATTTAAATCATAATTTAAATTCCATTTAATGAATTAGTTAATAAATTCATTTCCTCTGAATTTGAGAATAATTCTATATTTCCCTTTTGAATAAATTGTACATTTTTATCATCATTTTTTTTAGATCCTCCAGTTACTGTAACTAATCGATTTAAATTAGTAAAATCTTCATCTAATAATTCTATTTTACCATAACATTTATGAATAGAATCTATATTTGATTTAATTCGTTTATAATTTAAATTAATAAATATAATAATTAATAACATTATAATCATTATAATAGTAAATAATAGCATAAAATATCTTGTATTATCTACAATTTTAATTCTAGGCATCATTCTAGATATTAAATAATTAATATCATCATTTGATAAATTTTCTAAATTGTTCATTATTATTAATTAATAAATTAAGTTCAAAGTAAAAATTTAAAGAATTTAAAATATTAATATATTAATATTAATAAATAAAAAAAATAATATATTATTTTTAAATAATAGAAATTGTATTTTTATTTTATTTTTTGATTATATATTTTAAATAATTATTTAAAACCCTTTTAATGCATTTTCTAATTCTTTTGGTTGAACACCACCATCAAATCCTTCACGTTCATTGACAACCGTACCTTTAACATTTTTCATTTCAACATCATAGTCTTGGAAAAAGACTGGAATATCTCGAGACCCTGTTAGTTGGGATGTCTGTTTAGCAGCCGCTGATACTCTATCGGCAGTTGATTTTTGGTCAGCACCTGAGTGAGTTAACAGAACATTTCTCATTATGTTAGTAGAACTTAAATCATTAGCCATACCTTCTTTGCAGTGCATTTGCCATACGAGAATGACTAATACTATAACACAAAGAGCAGTTACAATAGTAGCAATGCTTACTGGGGACCATTCCATATTCATTTTTAATTAAATATTAATTGTATATTAACCTTTATAATTATTATATCTATATATTATAGTAATATAATTTTTTATTATATATTATTAAATATTAAAAAAAAAATAAAAAATAATTATTAATTAAATTAATTAATAATGAATTTAATTAATTAATAATGATTTAAAATCCTCGTTCTTTTAATGATTTATCATTAGAACCGGTATGTGATAATCTAACATGTCGTCTTTGGGCAATACCAAAATCAATAAACCCTTCTGATTTTTTCCAAAAGAATTTAGCTATATGAAATAATAAAAATAGTATAATGATTATAATAAGAGTAATAATAAACATATTTAATAATTTAATTTTTCTTTCGGCATTTCCAGTGCATAAACATAAATCACTATTTGCATTTTTTTCTAAATAATAATCTCCAAATAACCAATTATTTGCCTTTTGAATGCCAACCTTTGCTTTCTGTAAATTTTCTTGAGATTGTTTATATAGGCTATCTGATTTTTGAACAATTATATTTTTTAATTTTTCAACATCTGGTTTAGGAATGACTACTGTAAAATTTTTTTGCGGTTCCATATTAAATAAAATTTAAATTACTTAAAATATTAATTTAAAATGCCTTAAATTTACTATTTTATTTTAAATATATATTATTAAATATTATTTTAAAAAAAATAAATATTAAATTTTTAATTAAAAATATTTATTAATAATTAATTATAAATAGATATAAAAAATAATTAATTTAATTTTTTAAATTATTAATTTTTAAATAATTAAATTATGGAAACTCAACATCCATCAGATAAGCCAAATAAAAGAGCTGTCGGTAGACCAAGACTAATTCAAAAAGTAGATCCCCTTCCAAAATTAGGAATCGTTGATAATCCAAATAGTACTGAAAATATTGTTGAATTATCATATGATAATGTATCTATTTTTAAAAAATTATTTAGTTTATTAAAATTAATGAATGTTAAAGAAATTAATATTCAATTTAATCCAAATTATACTAAAATTTATGGCATTGACCATTTAGAAAAAAATTTAATTAATATTAAAATAGATTCAAATAAATTAAACCATTATTATTGTGAATATCCAATTAATATTACATTAGATCCAAAAAATTTAGATAAGATTACTCAAAAGATTGATAAAAATTATAATTTATTTTCTATTGTACTTAAAAAAAATTCATATAGAAATAATCTAATTATTATTTTAAATAATAAAATTTTATCTATCGATGAATCTCATATTATTAATTTAATTGAAAATGATGTTGATTTAAATGCATTATATAATAGATCATTAGATTATAATTTATACCCATTAAGATTTGAATTACCTGGTAAATATTTTAAAAAATTAATTAATGATATTTCTATCTTTAGTGAAATTTTTACTATTGAAAAAATTAATACTAATCCATTACAATTTATTTATAAAAATATTAATAATACAATTAAAGGATTTAATATTTGTAAAGATAATACTAAAATTAAATTAGAATCTGATCTTCATGATGATGATATATTTTCAGTATCTATCAGAATTGATTATATTAAAGCATTAAGTAATTCTTTATTAAGTGATAAAATTAAAATTTATGCCGATAAAGAAAATGATTTAATTTTTAATTTATTAATTGATAATGGCGTATTTGAAATATTAGTATATACTTCTATTAATAAATATATTTGAAATACTCGTATATACTTCTATTAATAAATATATTTGAAATAATAAAAAAATAAAAACTTAAGTTAAAATTAAGTTAAAATTAAGTAATAAAATAATTTAAGCAATTTTAACTTCCAGTGTTTCATTTTTCTTAGCAAGATTTGCTAATGCATCTGCTATAATATTACCTTTTTGATATTTATTTAATTTTTGATCTTTAATTTTTTTATCAGCATGTCCTTTAACATGCATAAATGAAATATTAATCTGATTTTTATTTAATAAATTTAAATAGTAATTAATGTGAATTATTAAATCTAAATTTTTTTTATCATAAATAGAATTCATTTTAATCCAATTATTCATCCATTTAGTTATTACATTAATCCAAAATTCACTATCTGTAACAATTAAAATATTTTTAGTTAAATTTAAATTATTGTTTTCTAATTTAAATTCTTCAATATTATTAGTAATATTATTTAATGTATGAATTGATATTTTTTTTAATATCTCCGATTTATCTTTAAGATTTAAAACAATAATAGTATATATATAAATTAAACTATATAATATACCATAACCTTCTGCTCTAATATTAGTTGGATCATAATTAAAGAATATATTATTTAATTGCATATTTTCTAATTTATGTATTTTACAAAATATTCCATTATTTAAATGCGAACTATATACTGCATAATTATTACATTCTTCATTTTTACAATAAATTTTTTTATTATTATTTGATATTGTATCAAATTCCGAATTTAAATTATAATAAATTATATCTTTTGTATTTTTATTATAAATAAATGTATCCTTATAAATTTTTTTAATTATCTTAGTTTCATTAATATAATTATATATTTTACTTTTAGATGTTACATATATACCAAATCCCGTTCTTTTTTTAACCCTTTCATGTCCGCCATCAGAATAAATTATCATTTCATAATTTAAATTATTTTTTAAATTATTATTTGAATTATTATTTAATAAACCTGTTGTTATAAAATGATCAATAATATCGTCATTTAAATGATTAGAATTCATAATAGTTATTTTAATTTATAATAGTATAATTTATTCTTAATTTATTATTAAATTCAATTTTAAAATTGAATTTAGTATTATGAATAATAAATAATTTAACTTAATAACTTAATAACTTAATAACTTAATATGATTTTTTCATTAATTGTATGTGTAAATGGCAATTTTGGAATTGGAAAGGATAATGATATTCCATGGAAATTTAGTAAAGATTTATCTCATTTTAAAAAAATTACAACTTCTAATAAAGAAAAAAATAGTATAATAATTATGGGAAATAATACATATAAATCATTACCAGATAATTTTAAACCATTGCCAAATCGTATGAATTTAGTATTAAGTAAACAAATTAAGGAATCGGATAATGAAAATTTAAAATATTTTAATAACATTATTTCATTATTATGTTTTATTAATATTAATAAAGAAAAATATAATGATGAAGTTTTTGTAATTGGTGGTTCATATATATATAATATGTTTTTAGAACTAAAAATAATTACAAATTTATATATTACATTAATACATTCAAATAAAGAAAAATGTGATACATATTTTAATTTTAATAAATATATTAAACACTTTAAATTAGAAAATGAATGTAATGAATATGATATTAATAAAGTTGATAATCTTAGTTATGTATTGAATTTTAGAAAATATACTTATATTAATAAAGATGAAAAAAGATATATTGATATGATTAATAAAATCTTAAAAAAAGGTATTTATAAATTAGATAGAACTAAAGTCGGAACATTATCATTATTTGGTAAATCATTAAAATATGATATTCGTAATTATAGATTACCTTTATTTACACATAGAAAAATGTTTTATAAAGGTATTTTAGAGGAATTACTATTCTTCATATCTGGCAATACTAATACTAAATTATTAGAAGAAAAAAAGGTTAATATCTGGAAGGGTAATACAAGTAGAGAATTTTTAGATTCTCGAAATTTACAACATTTACATGAAGGAGATTTAGGTGCAGGATATTCATTTCAATTAAGACACTTTGGCGCTGATTATATTAATTGCAATACTGATTATTCAAATCAAGGATTTGATCAATTAGAATATGTTGTTAATTTATTAAAAACAGATCCTGCTTCTAGACGTATATTATTTAGTTATTGGAATCCTTCTGCTATGAAAAAAATGGCTTTACCTCCTTGTCATTTATTATATCAATTTCATGTTAATACAGATACAAATGAATTATCATGTAGTTTTTATCAGAGAAGTTCAGATTTTGTTTTAGCTGCAAATTTTAATATTGTAAGTGCTGCATTATTAACATTTATGTTATGCCATATTACGGGATATAAACCAGGAAAAATTATTCATAATATTGGAGATATTCATATTTATATGAATCATATAGAAGGTGCAAAACAATTATTAAATAATGAACCATTAAATTTTCCAATCTTACATATTGATGATAGTAATAAAAAAATAACAAATATTACTGATTTTACAGTAAATAATTTTAAATTATTATTTTATAATTCTTATCCTAAATATGCATTTAAAATGGCAATTTAAAAAAATAAATTAAAATTTATACTTTCCATAATTATAATTTAAATAATTATTTTTTTGATAAATTGCCCTTTTAATATTTTTTTTCATATTTTTTGAATAGTTCGAATATTTATTATTAATTGGTTTAATTATTATTTTATTAGCCTTCATTTTTAAAAAGAATTTTTTAATATAATTACTATTATTTTTAATAGATTTATTATCTTTCTTCTTAATATTTAATTCATTAATCATATCCTTTTTAATAAGTGAAAAATATTCTATATTATTTATATGTAAACTTGGATTAATATTATTTAATTTATTATAAATTTGATATACATATTTATTATTTTTATTATTATCATTAATATTTTTATCATTATTATTAATAATATAATATCTAGTTTGTAATATAATATTATTTATTTTATTTACATTATCTACTTTACTAAAGGAATTAATTGATTCTATATTTTTTTTATTAAAATTTAATTCTAATAAATGATTATATAATTCAAAATATGTTTTTTCTACATATTTCATTCTTTTATAATAATTTAGTTTTATTATAATAATGATTTTTTTATTTTTTTAATTTAATTAATAGCTAAATTATTTAAGTATTCTTTTTGATATTATATTAACCATTCCGGTGATTTTATGAATATTACAATACAATCCTTTTTTATTATCAATATAATTAAAATGAGCTCTAGTATTACATTCATCAAAATTACATAAATTATTTTTAATTGATTTCATACTATCATCTTTATGTTTAGAACAAAAATATTCCTTATTTTTATTAGAATAAAATGGAATAGTATCACAATCTTTATAGTGGCATCGCTTTGCATAAATATCTATCATATTTTCTAATTTATGAGTAGTACAATAAACTGCAGGATTAATATTTTTATAATTATAACTAGCTCGTTTATTACATGATTTGCATTTTAAATTCTTTACATCAACCATATCTTTTAATTTATGTTCTTTACAATAAATTGGTTTTTTTATACCTATATAATTATAATATGGATATTTATAGCAATCATCATGAACACATCTTCTAGAAACCACATCTACCATATCTAGCAATTTATGAGTTTTACAAAATAATACTCCTTTTGTATTAATATAATTATAACCCGCTCTAATTTGACAATTGCCATAATTGCATACTTTTGATTTAGTATTAATCATATTTTCTAATTTATGTTCATTACAATATTTAGGTGATTTATTTTTATAATTAAATGAAGATTGAATTGTACAAGATATATTTATACATTTTCCCATTTTATTAAAAAAATTGATTAATTAAAGTATAATTTAAAGTAGAATTATTTAATTTGTAATTATTTAATTCAATTTTATTTTCTCCATAAGAATGATCTAAATTTTTCCATATCTTCATCTATAATTTGATTATCTTTAAAATATTCATATGATGTATTATTTAATCTTTTCCATATATAATATAAACTATAACTACCACAATTTGCAGTATCTGATCTCTGATGTTCTATATTAGTAACTTTAATAAATTTACAATTCTTTTTATTAAATGTTAAATCATCTGCTAAATTTATAAAAAAATTTTTAAAATTATTTCCATAATCATCATTTTTAATATCATATCCAGATGAATTAAAATATTCAATAGTAATTGGGTTATTTGTAAAATCTATAAATATACTAAACCAATGAATTCCACTACCTTGTGATGTATCCGTATTACATACAATTCCATAATATTTTAAATCGCCATTATATTTTAAATAATTATTTAACTTATTAAGTTCATTTTTAAAATTAATATCTTTAATATTTAAAATTTTTTCATGATTTAATAATAATTCATTATTTTGAGGTTTATACATTTCTAAATCTATCATATGTATATAAGAATAATAATAACCTTTAAATTTTTTTTGAAATTGATATTGAATATTATCGATTTCAGTATTATTAATCCAATAATTTTTATGTAATTGTTTAGTAACTGGTTTAAAATAAGTAATTATATATTTATTAATTATAGTAGATATATTTTTATTAACTAATTCTGGATTACTATTGCTACCACTATGATTATTATCTTTTTTAATTTGTTCTAATATACATAATTCTTTTTCTTTAGAATTTGGTTTTAATCTACAGACATCATTTTTATTAGATAATGTATTAATTATAGTTGCAGAATCTTTTATATTTTTAACTTTATAAAGATTTGCTAATGAATTTAATATATTTTTAGGCATACATGTTTTTTTAACATTATTTAATGCACAAATATTATTATCTTTATTATTATCTTTATTAGAATTAATATCTAAAAAGTTTTTTTTATTTAATCCGCCATTTAAATTATCATCATTATCTAAGTTAATTAATGAATCAATAAATGAGTCATCCGAATTACTACTTAAATTACTACTTAAATTACTACTTAAATTACTACTTATGATTTCTAAATTTAATAATGACATTGACAAAATTAAAGTGTTTAAAAATTATTTATTTGATACGAGTTGGTTTAAATTATTTAAAATAAATTTAAATTCTATATATTTCTTAATATATAAATAATGAATAAAAATAATACTAATTACCCAGATAATTTATATAAAACATTAGATGATTTATATAAAAATGATAAAAAATATATAAAAGAAAATTTATTTGATTATCAAAGATATGTATTTAATTATATGGTTAATACTGATACTAGAGGTGTATTATTATTTCATTCAGTAGGTACAGGTAAAACAATAACTTCTATTTCTGTTGCGGAAGAGTTTAGAAAATTAAATAGAGATATTATAATAATTTCATCTAAATCACTTCAATTAAATTATAAAAAGGAAATAGAACATTATTATAAAAAGGTAAATAATAATACATCAGATAATACATCAGATAATACATTAGAGGATACATTAGAGGATACATCAGATGATACATCAGATGATACATCAGATAATACATCAGATAATGATATTGATAGTATAATTGATAATTATACATTTATTACTAGCAATTCTAAAAATATGTTATCATCATTAGAAAATCCATTAGATAAAATATTAAATAATATGTTAAATGGTACAAATTCTATTAATTTAGATAATAAAATTATTATAGTTGACGAAGCCCATAATTTATTTAATAGTATAGTAAATGGTTCAAAAATAGCAAATGAATTCTATAATATTATTATGAATACTAAAAATATTAAATTAATATTTCTTACAGGTACTCCTATAATTAATGATCCGTTTGAAATAGCCGTGGCTTTTAATATGTTATATGGTCCAATTTATAATAAAGATGATATGAAGTATACTAAGTCTAATAAAAATAATAAAAATTATTCTACTATATTGCCAGAATATTATAGTGATTTTAAACAATATTTTATTGATCAACCAAAAAATAATATTAAAAATGAAGATAAATTTCAAAATCGAATATTTGGTTTAGTTTCATATTATGGTGATATGTATTTTGAACAAAAAGATAATATTAAAGATGAAATTAAAATTTCTAAGATAAAAGAAAATTTTCCAGATAGATTACCAATTAAAATTGAAGTTATAGAAATGACTTCATCTCAAAATATAGAATATTATAAGGCTAGAGATATTGAAAAAAATGAAGTTAGTAAATTTAGTGGAGGCATTGGTATTGTTAAAGAAAAAAGTAAAGTATCTACTAGTTATAGAATTAAATCTCGTCAATTATCAAATATATTTATACCTGAAAAAAATATAAAAAATATTTTAGATAAAATTATTAATATCACATTAAAAGATACTTCTAATAATGAAGAACGAATTAATAAAACATTAGAAATATTTAATGAATATTCACCAAAAATGGTTAAGATATTTAATAATATTAAATCGCATTATTATAATGATATATCATTAGTTTATAGTACATTTTTAGATTATGGTATTTTTGCATTTGGTAAATTATTAGAATTAAATAATTATAGATTATTTTCAAATGAAAATATTAATAATAAAAATACAAAATATAAATATTATGCTATATTTTCGGGAGATCAAACTATTGAAGAAAAGGCAAATATTTTACAAACTATTAATTCTAAAGAGAATATAAATGGAGATCTTATTAGTATATTATTAATTTCTAAATCTGGCGCTGAAGGTTTAGATTTAAAAAATGTTAGATCTGTACATATTATGGAACCATATTGGAATTATAGTTTAATTGAACAAATTATAGCACGGGCTGTAAGATATAAATCACATATATTATTAGAAAAGGATAAACAAAATGTACAAACGTATATTTATTTATCTGATTATAATAAAGATTTTTTAAAAAAAGAAAAGGATAAAATTAAAGATAGTAATAATGGAAATAAAAGTAAAAATAAAAGTAAAGATTCAGGTATTGAATTAACTACTGATATTACATTATTTAAAAATGCTATTAAGAATCAAGAATTAATATATAATTTCTTAAAGACAATTGCATCAACTTCTATTGAATGTCCATTTTTTAATATTAAAAATATTAATTATAATTGCTTTAATTGTATATCAAATAATAAAGCATTATTTTATAATGATATTGATAGAGATTTAGAAATATCTAATAATTGTATTAGAAAGGGTAAAATTACAGCTAAAGAAATAATTATTAATAATAATAAATATTATTATAGTAATGATAAAGAAGATATTAAAATATTTAAATATAATTCTGATTTAGATGGATATATTCAAGTTAATGATGAAAAAATTAAAAAAATAATTAAAGAAGATTTAAAAGATAAAATAATTTAATAATAATTTAATATTAATTTAAAAAGTAAAATTTAGAATAATAATAAGGATAATTTTAAAAATAAATGAATATTCAATTTAATAATAAAAATTCTAAATATATTATTATTAATTTAAAATTCAATACTGATATTTATCTAATTTTTAAATATAAATTTTATCAGCATAACTTTTGTAATACATTAAATGATTTTATTAAATCAAGTCTAGATAAATATAATTCAGAATTAAACTGGATATATTATATTCATTCTATAAATAAAGAATATATAAGAATTTTTATAACTATATTAGATAAAACATATGCAAATATGGATGTATTTAATTTAATTTATATTAATAATTCATCATTAATTAATAAAAAAATTATTATTGATATTCATAAGATATATAAATATATAAACAATACTGAATTCTATATATTTATTAATAAATTAGTAACTAATAATAAAAATATTAATTTAAATAGTAATTTAAAGAATAATTTAAAGAATAATTTAAATTGTAATTTAATTGAAAATTTAAAAATAAATATTGCAGATAGTATCATTACAGATTATTTAGATAATAAATCATTTGAGTCGATTAAATCATTTAATGAAAAAACTATTATTTTTAATTCTATAGGTCTGTCTGGTGTGTCTAAAACGACATTTAAACATGAATTAAATAAAATTAAATTATATAATAATTATTCTATAAATGATTTTAATGGTATAGTATTTTTAAATATAGGTGAGATAAAAATTAAAGAATTTAATAATTACGATTGGATTCTATTAAATAATTGTATTAATAAAAATAATTCTAAGTTAATAATAAAACAAAAGGATAATAAAAATATTATATGTATTATAAATAAATTTTTAGAATATATCTTAAACTAAAATATTACTTTAAGTAATATTTATTTAAAAATAAGTTATATGATTTATTAAATAATTAAATTAAATAATTAAATACTATGAATAATCATAATTATTATTTGGATGCAGATAGTGAATATAATAGTGATTATAATAGTGATTATAATAGTAATTATAATGCATCAATTAATTCGTATGGATATACTAATCTAAGAGATAAGAATATGTTAGATAAAGATCAATTAGATAATAATCAAATAAATATTAATAGAAGAAATTATTTACTTGCAAATAGTAATATTACTACATCTTCTACTATTACTACTAATACTAGTAATAATATTCCTGAAAGTGTATCTATTCTTGAAACTAATTTTATTACATATCATAATAATAAATCTTCTAAATATTTTATTTTAAATATGAAAGTAAAAAAAAATAATAAAATTTTTAATTTCGATGAAATCCATTCTAGAATTATTGATTGGATTGAATTATCAATTTCTAAGTCCGATTTAAAAAATTTAAATTGGAATATTGGCATTTGTTATCCTGATAATTTTTGCTTAACAAATGAACATTTATATGTAAATAATAAAAATATGATCGATACTAAGATTATTAAAGTATTTTTATATATTAATAATACTAATGATTATGAAATTGATCTATTAACATTATTATATAATAATATTCCTAATGTTAATAATATTAATATTCATACACATAAATTAGCAAAGTTATTTAATTTCTCAAGTATATTATTATTAGAAGATGAATTTGAATTTATTAATACGTTAAGTATTTCAGCTGTATGTTATAATTTATTTGAACTTGAATTAAAAAAATATAAGGATAGATATAATGCATTTAATTCACAAAATTTAATACCTGAATTAATTAATAAATTTCATTATTATAAAAATACTAAATATAATTTTAATTATCAATTAGAAGAAATGGTAGGTGATATTGATTATTATTTAAATAATTTAGTAAGTTAATTTAGTAAGTTAATTTATTCCCAATAAAAGTAAAAATATTTTATTTTACTATTTTTTTTTCGTTCATTCAATTCTCGCTTAATTAACTCAATTTTAATTACTTCACATAATGTATTTTTTCTTAATTTCATTTGTTTAATATTTATATTTAATTGCCGACATAATTTAATTAATTCATCTTTATCCTTAAATGCACAATTAATTCCACTTTCAATTTGCCTTTGATCCTTAATATTTTTTTTATAATTTGGTTTTCTTAATTTAAATATTATATCAAATCCAATATTTGTTTTTTCTAAATATCCAATAATTAAATCATTATCTTCATATTTAATATTAATATTATTATATAATAATTTAGTAAACCAATATTTTGATGGATGATAAAATTTAAATTTTTTATCAAAAATATGTCCAATTGGTAATAAATAATCATATACTTTAGATTTATTTTTAACCTTTAAATAATTATTAGATTCATTAATTACTTTATTATAAAATGAAAAGTATATTTTAGGCGTATTTATTTTTTCTAATTCATATTCATTTTCTAGATTATAAATTAAATTATTATAATTATAATTATCTTGCTTGCTATCAGAAATAGTAAATGTCATTATTTTAGTTGATATAACATATTTACCATAAATTTCTTCTAATTCATTATCTAGTTTATTTGCAAATATAATAATATTTAATTTATTATAAAAATATAATAGTTTAAGATAAAAATCATGATATATATGTTTAATAACATTAGAATCAGTATATAAATTAAAGAAGTATGCAATTAATTCTTCTATAAATTCTAAATGAAATTTAAACTCAAATTCATAAATTATTTCTAATATGTTATCTATAGGAATATCCTGATATTTTTTAATAAAATATTTTTTAATCATATCATAATTATCGATATTAATTTCTTTTTTTAATATTTCATTTAAACTAATCTTTTTTTCAGTTTGAATTTCATATTCTCTATATAATATATCATTATTCATTACTATTTTATCAAAGATATTAACATAATTATTCATTTCATCATAAGGTACTAAAATATAATATTTATTAATAAACATAATAATATTATAATTACCATTACTATCAATTATTATTTTTTCATTATTATTAAATAGATTAGAAATTAATAATTCAGATATATTTATATTAGATTGGGATGTATCTAAATTACTAATATTTGTTTTTGCATATTTAATATTTTCATGAATTACATTTAAATTATTTTTTTTCATTACTAGAAAATCCAATGCAATTATAAATGAGTATTCAGATATTAAAGATGTATTAAAATTTATTTTAAAATATGGCATTCTAATATTTTTCAATAAATCATCATATGTCCATACTTTAGAATATTCTATAAAAAATCTTTTAATTAAATATTTACATGTATTAATTTCATCTTCATAATAATATGCAGAAAATGTACTTAAATTAATATTATTATAATTAACTTTAGTCATTTTACTTTTATCAATATCTTTAATATAATATAAATCATTTGGATTATTTGTATCACTAATCTTATTTGCTGGTGGAAAATTAATATTATAATTAATATTTAAATCGACTGCATTTTCTATAAATATATTATTAATATTCTGAATGATTTTATAAATATCTATTTTATATTTATATTTCATTTCTTCATATGAATATAAATATCCTTTATTACTAATTTTATTACTATTTTTAGTATTACTTGTAATTCCCTTATAATAATTTGGTATTGATGAAACTAATATATAAATATTAACTTTTCTTTTAGATGGTGGTAATTCTATATGTGAGTTTTTTCGAATAGATCTGCCAAATATTTGAATTAAATTTGAGATATTATCTGGCTGATGTAATAAAATTAAATTTTGAACTGCCTTTAAGTCATAAGATTCCTTAATTGCTCTTGAACCTATAATAATTCTAATTTCTTTTCCATTAGCATTTATATTTAAATTAAAAATATCTAACTGCTTATCAATTATATTTTTTGTATATAAACTAGAAACCATAATAAATCTAATTGGTGCAAAATCATGATTTAATTCTGAATTTGATTCATCATGCATATATTTAAATTTATAGCATATATTACATCTTGATAATTTAGTCGGCAATTCATTAATATCTAAAAAACCATTAATTCTTAAAATTTCACTAATTAAATTAATACCTGAAACTTGTACAAAATTATGATAAATTAAAATTTTACCTAAATCATTATTTATAATATTTCTTATAATTTTAAGCATTTCAAAATATTTAGTTGAATATTTTTTAATATTATCTTCTAATAAAAAATTTCCAGTTACTGTATTTTTCATTATTTTATCATTTTTAATTAAATCAATTTCATATTTTTCTTTCCATTCTTGATTAGAATTTTTTAATTTATGAATCAATTCTTCTTTTTTATATATGCCAATTTTATTATCATCCGGATTTGGAAAGACAATATCATTCAAATATCTGTTATTTAATTCAAGATTAATATTAATAGAATTAAATTTTTCTAATAAAGATTTTATATTAATAAATGATGTGGAATATATAATTTCATCTTCTAGAATATCTAAATCTAATTTTTTCTTACCCTTTTCTTTATTTATACTAACTGTATTTTCTTCTAACATTTCCTCATTTCTTTTACTAACATCTAAATATGTTTTAAAATGAAGATCACTCATAGGGCATCGAATAAATTTTAAAAATGAAATTTCTGGTATAGTTTCTCCATATATTTCTTTAGATGGATATGCTTCAATATCTAAGTCTTTAATATAAGATATTCTACCTATAATATATTTTTTTATAATATCATAACCAGATTGTTTATTATTATTTTTAATAATAATATTATTATTTTTATCAAAAATTTCTTCTTTTTTAATGACAATATTACTATTTAATAAATTTAATAAACTTACAATTTCTATTGGATTATTATTAATTGGAGTTGCTGATAATAATAATACTCTTAATGTATTTAATTTATTAAAATATCTAAATATAATTTGTAAACACAATCCCCAATTATTTGTTTCTAATGAATTATATACATTATGTATTTCATCACAAATAATAAGTGATTTGTTAAATTGTTCAAGAAATGGAACATTAAGTTTTAATATGTTTTGTTGAATATAATATTCTAATTCTTCTTCTGTTTTAATATCATTTATTTGAATATCAGAATCTAAATTTTTTTTAATTAATAATTTATTAACTAATTCTCTATATCCAATAAATTCAAAAAATCCATTGCCTCTTCTTGATCTTAATCTTTGAGATAATCTAATTTTTAATTCTTTTAGCATTTGAATATCACTTTCTAAATTTTCTTTAATTATTTTATTTTTTAAATCAGTTAATCTATTAACTTCCGCGGTGGTAACTATTCCAAATTCAGGTCTCGAAAATAATTCTTTTTTAAACACATTTTTAGTAAAACCTATTATATAAACCATACTAATATTTTTATTAATTTTATCTTTAGACTGTAATAATTCTTCCTTATATATATTGATAAAATTAATAGCTACAGATAATGCGGTAATTGTTTTTCCAACTCCTGTTGAATGAACTAATAATAGTTTATCATATTTAGTATTCGGATTAATAAAATTTGTAATAAATCTTTGATAATTATTTAAAATAAGTTTATTATTATCTTTAATTAAATCATCTATAAAATAATTTTGAATACTCTTATTATCAATAAGATTTTCTATAAATTCCTTTCTATAATTAATATCATTTATAAAATTAGAATCTGTATTTTCTAAATATGACATTTTATATAAATTATTATATAAAATATTAAATTATTATTAAACTATTTTTTAAACTATTTTAATTTAAATAATTAGTTTAATTTTATATAATAAATAATATTTTAAATTAACTTAAATTATAATTATAATTTAAAATAATCATAATAATGGATAAAAATAAATTTAATGAAATTGAGTTTCAAATTAATATAATTAATAATTTTGTTAGTAATTTAAAAAATGAACTATATGATTTAAATGTTGATTTATACAAAAAAAATAATAATAATATTCAATGGTTAATATTAAATAATCAAATATATAAATTATTAATATCATTAAGAATATATATTCAAATAATTTTAATAATTTTATTACTTATAATATGGATTTTGTTATTTAAATTATAGTTACTTATAATAAAATTATAAAATAAATTACCAACCAATATATTCAATTTCATTTTTTGTTAATTCATTAATACATTTATTAAAATATTTATTAATAATAATATTAATATTAGTAAAATTAGAATATTCTATTGTATATATTAATTGGCTATATAAAAATTTAATATCATATAAGTTTAGTTTATTTGCAGCTAATCTAATATATTTTATTTTTAATTCTTGCGGGTAATGCAATATATAATATTGCTTAATATATCTGACATTAAGAAAGTAAATGAAATTAATATATAACTTATTTTTATAGTTAAAATATGCCTTTTGTATTTTTTTTACATTAATATTTCTTATGGTAAGATATATATTATAATTATCTTTATTTAAGATATATTTATCAGTTATTGATAAATAACTATTAAATATACTATTAGTCAAGGCTTCAGGTAAATTATTTATTAAATTCATAAATCTTATTTTATTTATTATAAATAATAAATTCAATTTTTTATTTATTAAAAAATAAAAAAGTAATAATATAATAATAAAATGAATAATATTTTATCTGACATTAATTCTAATTTTAATAAATTAAATTCTATTTGTAATAAGAATAAATATCCATTCAATTTAATTGATAATATAAATAATGTAATTACTACATGGAATGAAGTTGAATTAGAATATATTAATGATTTTAAAATATATAAAGATACTAATAAAATTAAAAATAAAGAAGGTGGATATGAAAATAAAAAAAATAAAATATATATTTTTATTTAAAATAAAATGTATTATCAAAGTTAAAATTAAGTATTACATAAATATTTTTTTTATTTAAAATTTAAGATTATTTAATTTACTTTCTAAGTCTCCATCAGATGCATCGCTATCATATTCTTCAATTGCTTCATCTTTAGATTGAGTAATAGTTTCGGGTTTACTTTGAATCATCATTTCAAATTCACTATCATCGAAAATATGATTACCATTAGAACTTGCAGATTTATTTGATTTAACATATAAATTTCTAGATAGTTTTGTATTTAAATTAAATGATTGTTTTGACATAACAACTTGCATATAAATAGTTCCTGAAATTAAACTATTCATAGTAATAAACTTATGAACATTTGCATTTGTCATATGTGAATTATTATTCACTGCAATTTGTGGTTTTTTATCAACAATATCTTCCAAATTATAAATATTTAATTCAAAATCTTTAATATAGAATGGCTTGTTATCGCGTTTATAATTTAAATTATCTAATACTTCAAGTTGTTTTTCTTCTTCACCATTATATCTTTTAAAATTTAAACCTAACCAAATCATTGGATTATCCAAATTAACATTTGCATTTTCTTTATTTTTTGCCTTTCTTTGAAATGGCGTTTGTGGTTTACAATTAGGTACAATAATAGTATTTTCAGTATTGTTTTCATCATCTTCATCATCATTAATTAAACCATTTGTTTTCATATCTTTAACTTTTTTAGTAAAAGTATTGCAAATTAATTCCATTGCTTCTCCAAATAATGTTTCTTTATTATTAGCATCATCGCGCCTTAATGCAATTTTTAATTGCTCAAATTCACGCTCAGTTGGCGGTTTAATTTTACTAGCAATGCTTAGATTAATTAATTTAATAATTGGTACAACTTCTTGACCATTTTCCTTTTTGATTTTTAATTGACAATATTTAACAGTTTTAGCTTGATTCTCTTTAATTGTAGATAAATCGATATTAATAAAATCTTCTCCATGAGTTTTGTAAGCATTGATAATGTCTTCAGGGTAAAGGATTGATTGATTCATTTTAATTAGTTTAAGTTAATTAATTAGATTGATTAATTATTTAGTTAGTTGATTAAGTAAATGTTAATTATATTGTGTTATATAAGTTATCTTAAAATTAAAATTCAATTTTTTTTTTATTTAAAATTGAAATATATTTATTATTATTAAATATAAGATTATTAATTAAATAAAAGTATTTTAAATAATCATAATGTATCCATTTATTAGATGCCCCAGTTGTAATTATTCATTAGCTGAATATTATGATGTATATGAATTATTAAAAAATATGAAATATGAAGAAGAATTAAAAAAAAAATATAATAATAATTATAATCCATCTCAAGTTGAGATTGATAGTATTATTAATATTTCATTGCAAGATATTTTTGAAATTTTAAATATAAAAAAATATTGCTGTAGAAGAATTTTAATTACTAATGTAAATTATGATTCATTATTATATTCATCAATAAATAATTAATTAGAATCTTCTTCAACTTCCATTTCAACTTCCATTTCATCTTCATCAACTACATTTTGTAATAAAGCCATCATTTTCTTTTTTTGTTCTTCAGATAATGATTCTACTAAAGCTTCAATATTAATAGTTGAAGTTAAAGATACAATATCATCACGTTGAGACATGCCAAGAATTTTAATTGTTTTTTTACCTTGCTCTCCAGCACCTGAAATATTAGATTTAATTTTTTCAATAATATTTAAGTTAAATGGAGTATATAAGAAAGCATTTGATTTTAAGAATGATTTAATAATATTCATTAATTCAGTTCTTAATAAATTGTTTTTTGGTACTTTATTAAAAATAATTAAACTTTCTTTTGGTTCATCCCAATTAACCATATTTAATTCATTAATATCATCTTTATCTAAAACATCATTATCAGTGAATCTAAATCGAAGTTCATCTTCTAATAATTTTAAATAATTTTTATTATAAGCTTCAATTACTTCATTGATAGTATCTTGAAGTCCAACTTCTTTAATAGATTTTCTTTTATCAGCAATTTGTTTTAATTGTTTATTATCATAATCATTAGCATTAAATAAGTTTTTAATTTCTTCAACAGTTGGCATTTCTAATTGATAATACATTTCACACCATTTATTGAAAATAGCATCAGGAATATATTTATTAGAATGTTTTGTTGGTTGGACAAGAAGATACCAACTTACAATAACAGATGGGTCTACTAATAATTTAACTTTTTCATAAAGAGAAGTATCTTTGGATTTAATATATTGTAATAAAGAATTTAATTTATAAGCAACTGGTTTTATATCTTTAGAATTTAAATAAGCATTCATTAACATATTAGTAGCATGAACTCTTTTAACAGCTTCCCCTTTACCTCTTTTAAAAATTGGTGCTTTATCTACTTTATCTTCTTCTTTTGGGAAATCTGATAAAGTATATTCAAATACAGAAATCGAATCTTTACCTTCCCATTGGTTAAATAAATTAGATTTTTTTAATTTACTTAATTCAGCAACATTTCCAATTTTCATTTTATTATAAGTAACTAATTCATTTTCTAAAGAATCATGTTTATTGTAAATAAATAAACTTTTTAATTTTTCTAAAGCCATTTCTTGATCTCCATTATCAATCATTTTTTCTAGTTTTTTTACTAAATCTTTATTTGGATTTAAGAAAGTTACTGGATAACGTTGTTTAAATAACTGTTCAGCACATAAATCTTCTAATAATGAAAATAAATCTTTATTATTTTTTTTAATAAAAATATATAAATTACAGTATTTTTGTTTAGATGCCATTTTAAATTATTTTTTAAATTAATTAAATTAGTTTAAATAATTTTAATTATTAAATTATATGTTATATTAAATAAAATATTTATTATTATAAATAATTATAAATTATTTAATTTTATTATATTATAGTATATTATAATATATTATATATTATTATATTATTATAATAATTTTTATAATTATATATGATGATGATAAATATATTTTTTATTAGAAAAAATATATAATTATTAATAAATGAATTATAAATTATTAATATTATAATATTAATTCTGTAAATAAAATATTTTTTTTTTATAAAAAAAAATAATTAATTATATAATAATTTAATTAATTACTATACGATATCTTTTAACAATTAAATTAAATTATAATTTAAATTCTAATTTAAAATATTAAATTAAATATATTTATAATTAAAAGAAATTATAATTTATTAATTATAAATTGATTACATTTGTAATTAAAATAAATAATAAATTATTCGATTATTAAAAATAGAGATTAATAAAAATTAATTTAAGAGTTTGAATTAATTAGTTACTATATGGGAATAACTGAATCTAAATTAACCATGAATGGAGATCTAAATGAAAAGGCAAATAACATTGAACAAACTGTTCAAGAATCTATTAATAAATTAAATGACTTTTTAGTAGGAAGTGCTTTTGAAAAAAATGATTTTCCAAATCCAAATAGTGATGTTGAATTTGATACAAAAAATAATAAATATACAGTAAAAGGTGGTACCTTTAGTGTTGATGGAGAAATCCATGAAGCCCTATATCAAACTTTAGAAAATGGATTAAAAAATGTCAATGGTGAAGAAGTAGAAGGTGGAAATGATAAAAGTACTGAAGTTCGTGCATTAAAAGTAGTTAGAGATAATTTAAAAGATTTACATGCTAAATATTCAGATATTTCCAATAGTGTTGAGCAAAAAATTAAAAATTTACATTCTCTTCAATTATTTATTAAAGATGGATTTAATAAATTATATGAATTAACTTCTTCATGCAATAATGATGGTAATGTAAATATTGTTAAAGAAGTTGAAGAAGAATTATTTAATGAAGTTGAAAAACAATTATCTATGCTACAAAAAATGCTTAAAGTAAGCATTAAACCAACTAAAGAAACTTTAATTGAACTATTAAAGAAAAATAAAGATTTTGCTGTACTTGCTGAAAAATTAGGTGTTGGATATAATAATGAAGATGCTAGTGATCGATTAGCTCTTGTATTTACAAATATTTCTCAATTATCTGCAGTTACTGATAAAATTAAAAATGCTTTACAGACTTTAAATATTTCATTAAAGGAATATTCTAATATTAAAAATATGAATGAACTTAAATCTAAATTAACTAAAGTATTTAAAGATTTATCTGATAAAAAAGACTTTAAATTAAATAATATTATGGAAGCAATTGCACTATTAGAAAATAACCAAAAACATCATGATGATATTGTTAAATGTTTAGAAAACCATAAAAATTGTTCAATTGCTGAAATTACTAAAGAATTACACAAAAAAGATGGTGGTGTTGAGAATAGCCCAATTGGGCGTGAACTTAAAATTGCATCTAAATCATCCTTAGAAAAACGAGTATTAACTTATGAAAAAGCAATTCGTGAATTATTTAAAAACTTTATGTCTCAAATGAATTTATGCTTTACTGATATTCAAAAAAGTATTAAAGCAGTATCTGAAAAAATTGGTTCTGAAATTGAATATAATGATAATGTTCAATCATTTGTTAAATCTTTCTTAAGTGTTAATGAAAATATTAATAATGAAAAGATTTTCTATGCTTTACTTGGTTTAGATAACTCTATCTCAGGAAAGGAATTAAAAAATAGATTTATGGATAATATCAATGAAGTTATTAAATCTTTAAATGCCCTTAATGCTAATAAATACTTCAAAGAAATTCAAAAACAATTAGTTACATTAAAAGAAAATATTGATGTTTATAGTGATACTATATTAAATATTAAAAAAAGTGAAACTAAACAAGGAAGTTCTGATGTTAATGTTTGGACTGATAAATTAGTTGAACCAACAGTTTCTCTTAATGTTATTAAATTAATTAAAGATAGTATTAATATGATGAATTTCTATGGTAATATTGCCCAATTACGTTCGAATTTAAAACGAATGAATCAAGAACAAAAAAATTACCAAAAAGATTATGATGTATTATTAGGTAAAGCCATTGGTGTTAAATTAAATGAATTAAATAGAGAATATGTTGAAGCAACGGATAGACTTAATGATCCTGAACGAGGTCGTGGGTATTTATTAAAAAAATGGAATGAATCTCACACTACGGATGAACAAATTCCAAAAGGGTTAGTTGAAACTATCTATAAATTACAATATGAAGCTAAAGAAGGATTATATAAAACATTAGAAGCTATTGATTTATATTTAATGCACTTTACCGATAATATTACTCAAAATCCAGATGCTGTTAAAGATTTAAATAAAATGTTAGAACAAACTACTATTATTTCAAAGTGGTACAATAATAATACTAAAGCCAATTTAGATAAATTATTTGATGAAAATTTAATCCCTCAAGAATTAAAATTTGAATTACTAGCTAATGGTGGTAATTTTGTAATGGCTGGTTCTTTAGTTAATAATAAAATTAAATCTGCTTATGAGCAATGTAAAAAATCTATTGAATCATTAGCAGTTCTTAAAAATATTATTTCTATTTTTATTCATATTGGTGAAAAATATGGAAACCAAAATTTAACTGATAAATTAATTATGTCACCTAATGTTATTTATAAAAATTTAGTTAAATATATTTGGGTTAGTGCATTTTCTATGGGTTCTAGCACAGGTGGCGATCTAAACAGTAATGGAAATGCTGAACCAGCTGATGGCAAAGGTCGCGGTTTGTATGATATTGAAAAGGGTAACTTTGAATCATTCTTTACTATTAAATTTAGCGATTTAAAAATTCCGGGATTAGATGTATTAGAACAAAATAAACAAGAAGTTGCTAAATTAATTGAAAATGTTAAAAAATCAAGTAAAGTTGGACCGCAAGAAAAATTATTACTTGGATTATTAGAAGGTAATAAATGGGATATTTTCTCCAATGATGATAAATATTTTATCTTAATGCTTAAATCTATGGTTGCTAAAGTTTTCACTGTATTAGGTACTCATAAATTATTTAACAAACCAGAAAAGAAATTTCATATCTTAACTAATCCAGTACGAACTGTTTTAGGAGGAGCTTCCGATGCTGAAATTAATCCAGAAGCTGTTGAATTATATATTCGATTACCATTACTTATTGAATTCTATAAAAAGATTTTTAATAATGGAAATAGCGATTATAAAAATAATAAATATCCAAATGATGACACTGAAACAATTGCTTTTATTCCAGAAGTTGGATCTTTATGGAGTGGTTTAATTATGTGTATCTTTGATGATTCTAAATATATCCATAATAATGGTATTTATAGTGTTGAAAATATGAAAGTTATTGTTAATGAAGTTAACAAAATTTATCAAAGTTATAGTAAATCTAGCAAAAAAGAAGATGTTGTTAAAAATTGTATTCTTGATTTAGTTGCTGAAATTAATAGACGATATGGTATCTTAAAAAAGAAAGATATTAATGACTTCTATCAAATTCAACAGCAATTTAAGAAAAATATTACTGATGTTATTGATATTGAAAATAATGTAAATTATGATATCTTAGATGAAGCTAATGACTATGAACAAAAAGGACCAAGTTCTATGTTTGTAGATAAACCGTACCATAAGGTTACCAATGGTCGAGTAACTAGTAATGATATGAAATTAGTTAAAAACTTTAGAGATCAAATCCATAAAATATTTACTTATAATCCTGATTTAACTGAAGATTTAGCTAAAAAATCATTAGCTGATAAAATTAAATATTATCATGAAGAATTAAAAAATATGAAATCTAATGATTCTAAATTTGATGCTTTAGCTAAAGCTATTGATGATACTAGTAATATTAATATTCATAATATTGATATGTATGTAATGTTCCATGAATTAGTAGTTTATCCACTTGCTGTTCTTGTTCAATTTGAAGAAATTATTAAGAATAAATTATTAAATATTTCTTTTAATAATGATATTGTAGTTGTTTTACAACAAATTCATAGATTAGTATATGATAATAATAACTTATTAAAATTCAAATTCATTTCTCCAAATAAATGTATTATTGAATATTCTAAATTAAAAGAATATGTTGAAAAGGCTATTGAAAATTGCAAATATATGATTTCTCAATTCCGAAATGTCATTGATGGTGCTTTAGTTAATAAATATGAAAAACGATTATATGAATGTGAAAATAACTTATTAAATATTGTAATTAATAATGAAAAGAATAATGCTAATTTACCAAACCTTGAAGATTTCAATAATAAATTATCTACTGAAGTTGATAAATATTTTAATAATAATCAAGAATCTGTATATGATTTATTATATAAAAATATTATGTTTGGATCTGGTGTTGTTGATAATCTCAATTTAGCTAGCGAATCTGAATTTAATATGGTTAAAGATACATTTGCTTATTATAATGATAGACGATGGAATCCATCTAATATGGCTATATCTGGTAATTACTTTAATGTCAATCTTGAAGAAAATCAAGGATTAGTATCTAAATTTAATAGTATGGTATTTAATTATGCTAATACGTTCTATAATCAAACTACTAAAAAATTCTATGGTAAATTATTAAATGAGTTTACTAATAAAACAGCTTATGATATTGTATTTGATAATAAGGGTATTCCTGATGTATTTAATGTAGATGCTCAATTTGCCGTAAATATGAATAATAATACTTTTGTTTCTAATAATGAGGTTGTATGTAATTCATTAGGTCATGTATTACGTAAATTATATACTAGAAATATTAATCAACAATTACCAATGAATTATCATCTAATTAATGATATAAATGAAGTATCTCCACATATTGTTGATAAATTTAAACTTCATTTACCAAACTTTATTCGATTATTTAATGGATTAATTAATAACTGTTTACTTTATAAAAAATTATTAGAAAATGATAAATTTAAAGTAATTCCATCTTCTGAATTAGCAGGCGCCCAACTTCCAGTTGCAAATCAACAAGTAGTAGTAACTGATGATAATGGAAATTCAGTTGAATATACTGTAATGTTAGATAACTCTAGTATTAATGAAGAATCTGCTAGAAATAACTTTAATATAACATTAAATAAATTAATTGAAGCTTCTAGATCAATTATTAATGATGCAAATACTGTATTATCTGAACTTAATCATAAATATCAATATTGTGAATTAAAAGATAACTTTATTAAAAACTTTTATAATAATACTAATAAATTACCATATATGCCAATGTCATTATTATCTTACATTATGAATCCAATTGCCCCTAATCTATACAATCAATTTAATTCTAAATCCGATGCAGTTAATAAATTTATCTATGGTGTTAATTCTGTAATTAATAATCCAAATGTTGATAATAACATTAATAATTATATTTGGCTAAAGGAACAAGTTAAATCATATAATGGTAAATCCTTTGTTACTAACACAATTGATGTTAATAAAGTAAATGGGTATTTAGATGTAACTAATACTATGATGATTTCTTTATCTTATATGTTACATTCTAATAAAATTATATATTCTTCAGCCGCACCGGAATTAACTTCTATTGCTATTCAACCATTTGTTGGTTCATTAGAAGAATCGGATTTTAATACTCAATTTAGCAAAATTAACGATAGTAAATTATCTCTTGTAGTTGGAATGGTTGAAAATACTAATGTTGATAGTAATAAAGTAAATATGAATAACTTTATTAAAGATCAAAATAAAAATAGCCCAGATTCTGCTATTGTTATTAATAGAAATCAAGCGATTTTATTAAATATAATTGATATGAATATTAACCCAATTAATATTCATGCTTTAATGAGAGAAATTCCATTAATTAACATTTACAATTATTCATTTACATTTGATCATATTATTAATGAATTTATGCATGTATCTACTGATGTTAGAGCTACTCAATTAGCTAAACTTAATAAAAATATTCATGATACTTCATTATTTGTTAAATTAATGCAAGATCCATATTATAACTATGCTTCTAAAATAGATTTAGTTAATAATATTCCAAATGCTTTAGTTAATAGTCATGAATTAGGAGTACCTAAATTTATCATGGATGTTGTTGTACCTATGGTAAATAAAAAACCTGATGTTAATAGTAAATTTGCATTATTAAATAATAAATTCTTAAGAAATATATTATTTGTAACTAATTTACAAAGAATTATTAGAAAACAAATTAAGGGTGAAGTTGAACGTATTAATACTAAGATTGTATCAGATACTCATGTAATTAATGATAGAATTACAAATTTAGCTTCTGAAAATGATAAACAAGAAGAAAGTGAATTTGAAGATGTATTAACATTTTAAATATATTTTCTACAATCTTTAAATATAACTTAAAAAAAATATAATAATTAATTATTTTTTTTATTTAAAAGTTTATAAAATTAAATATTAATAGAAAGTAAATTTTATTAATATTTAATAATAAAATATGTTTTTTAAAGTATCAGGTTATATTTTAAATATTAATTCAACGAAAAAAAAAATATTATTAAAAATTAATGATGATGATGAATTAAATAGATTTAAGAATAATTTAATTCAATTCAAAATATATTCAAAGGAGCATTTAGAAAAAATAAATAATACATTCACATTAAAATTTAATAATTTTACTAAATTTAATATTTCCAAATACAATTATAAAAATATATCTGATCTTAATGGTGTTTATATAACAATTAGCGGCCAAACTAAATATTATTGTTTTAGTATTGATGAAAATAAATATAATGAAATTACTAATAATATTATTACTGAAAAAAAAATAAAATCTGGCTATATTTTATTATGTAATAATATTAAAAATTAATAGGTTCTAATTCATTAAATTCAAAATTAATAGGTTCTAATTCATTAAATTCAAAATTAATAGGTTCTAATTCATTAAATTCAAAATTAATAGGTTCTAATTCATTAAATTCAAAATTATAATCTAAATTTTCAATTTCAAAATTATAATGATTTGGATATTCATTAAATAAATCATTATAATTTTTTAATTCTGAATTATTTAAATTATCATTAATTGATTCTGTAAAATAATTCATCATATTATTAAATGTTTGATTATTAAAACTACTATTTACATTATTATTTACATTTTCTTTTTTAATATAATTATTTAGGATTATCTCATTTAAATCAATTCTATTAAAATATATATTATATTTATTGTATACAATAAATGAATATATTATTACTTTATTTTTTAAATAAATAATTTTATCCTTAATCATATATAAATTATATTCAGAGTCAATAATATGTGATTTTGTATTATGAATTTTAAAATTTAAATTATTAATATTTAATTGCTTTTCAAAATTTAATAATATATAATCATCAAGATTAATATTATTTTTATCAAATATCATAAATTTTATTTGATAATATTTATCTAATTTGATAATATTTACATTTTTATTCTTTAATCCCGAAATCATAATCGTATTTAAATCATTATTACTTATTTTAGCATTAGCTAAACTATTATATATATATATTAAAGTATCATCACTTTTTGAATATTCATAAAATGTTATTAATGGTATTAATTCATAATTTTCTATTTTATAATCTAGTAAATTATTTGTTAATAATGCATATTTAGATATTTTTTTTAAATTATAATATGAATTATTTAATAAATTATTATCAAGATGAATAATATTACTAATTCGATTTATATATTTTGATTGTTTATTAAATAGATTATATATTAATACATCTAATTTAATTTTATATTTATTAATTTGAATAATATTATTTTTATATACATTATAAAAGCGAAAATGTTTGATATTATATATAAATCCCAATTTACTAATTATTGTATTATTTTTTTTACAGAAAATGAAATCATCAAAATATAAAACAATATCACTATTTAAGTATTTAATAAAGTTATTCATTGTTAAACTGTTTTAATTAATAGTTATTTGATTAAAATAAAAAAAATTCAATTTTTTTATTTAATTAATTCTCATATTCATTAATTAATGTTTTATCTATATAATGATAAAATAATAAATAAGTATTTGAATTTGATTGAAATGTATCTTTAGTATAAAAATTATCATTTAATTTAAAAATATCAAATTCAATTAAATTATTTGTTAATTGTTTTCTAATTGATTTACTATAATAATGGCCAAAATTCATAGAACCATCATGATGTATAGAAGATACTAATTTATAATTATATTTAACATTTTCACTTTTATTTATAAAATATAATTCAGTAGGATAATTAATTATCTCTTTCTGTAAATATTTATTGAAATTAATAATTATAATTGTAGGAACTAGAATTAATCTATTTATCTTAATAGCATCTTGTAATTCACATTTATCACATTTTAAGTATAATAAGTCAGAATAATTATTTCTAATATATTTATTTAAATTATGTAAATTATTATCAATTTGATATTTAAGATAATTATTATTAATCATATTTATATCAATTTCAAATTGTATAGATATATCATTTTTAATATCCTTATTGTATTTACATTTTTTGCAGTATATATTACATCTATATGTATGATAAAATAAATTATAAATTTTAGGATCATCTATAAGATCTAATAATAAAATTAATAATTCACCAGAATCTTCTTGATTATAACCAAAATTAATATTTTTATTTTTTAACATTAATAAAAATTCATTAAATAATAATATATTTTCATTTGTAGTTAAATTACCATTTAAACTATTATTTTCTGGAATAATATTTGAAGAATACTTTTTTAATATTTTAATATACAGATTTAAAAATTCATTATTTTTTATATTTTTTTCATTATATAATAAATATTCTGTTAAACTAGTACAGCTAAATAAAGATTGAATTAGAGAATTAAAATAACATAAAACACTATTATTATATAAACCAAATGGTAATAAAATAAAATTATTATTATATGGTATTAAATTACTCATTAAATTACTTATTAAATTAACATTAAACAATTAATTAATAAATAATATATACTACTTTAATTAATTATTATTTAAATAATATTTTAATTATTTATTATAATATAATATAATATAATAATTAAAACTACTATCTTAAAAGTAACAATTAGAATTAACCATTATTAACTATTTATTAATTAACAACTATCTATCAAAAAATTAAGAATGTCTACTACTAATATGGAATATAATATTAATGTTTCTACTCCTAATGAATATCAAGATAATAATGAATATTATACAGATAAAGGAAAAATTCCAGCTTGGGTTCGAGAAGCATGTGGTGAATTTTTTGGAATGTATATTTTTATTTTATTATCATTAGGTAATGTTGCAATTTATGCATTATATCCAGAATCTAAATTATCTTGGGATGGATTGGCAATCTCTTGGGGATTAAATTTAACATTTGGTATTTATTTTGCTAGCTTATTTTCCAAAGCACATTTAAATCCTGCAGTTACTTTATGCTGTTATTTATTTAAAAAAAATGTTACGCTATATCAAATGGTATATTATATGGTTTCTCAATTTTTAGCAGCGTTTTTAGCAGCGGCTACTATTTATGGATTATATTTTAATAATATTAAACATGAAAATGATTATTCTGGGATTTTTACAACTTATAAAAATAAAAGTATTACTGACACTACAGCTTTCTTTACTGAATTTATTGGTACTGCATTATTGGTAGGTGGCATTTTTACTATTATTCATTTATCAGAAAAAGAAAAAATCTCTGGTAAATCAGTACCTATTTTCGTAGGAGCATGGTTAACCACATTGACGTATTCATTAGGATTTCAAACTGCATTTGCATGGAATCCTGCTCGTGATTTCGGTCCGCGATTATTTACATTAATGGCTGGGTTTTCATCATTTTCATATTTAAATTATTGGTGGATTCCAATTGTTGCTGATTTTACAGGTGCAATGTTTGGAACATTAGTATTTCATTTATTTACATGTTAAATTTTAAATAATGTATTTTAAATAATGTATTTTAAATAATGTATTTTAAATAATGTATTTTAAATAATGTATTTTAAATAATGTATTTTAAATAATTAAAAAAATAAAAAAATAAAATATAAAAAAATCTTAATAATTAAATAACTAATTTAATTTATTTTTTTTTGCAGAAATAAAAAAATATAATATATATAATATAATAATAATTAATTATTTTAAAATATTAATTTAAAATATACTTTAAAATATAAACTAAAATATAAGTTTAATTTTGTATAATAAATATGGATAATATTAATAATGCAGATATTCAATTAATGAATAAAAAAGAAAATACTTATACTCGAAGTAATATGATGATTACTCTTATGATTGCCGTAGTTGTAATTGTTATAATTGTAGTTGCTATTATTTTAAGAATGAAAGTAGTTGAGGACC